CGGCAAAGATCCAGTCAAAAAGAAATATTGGGATGACTGGAGCAAAAAGCGTAAAGGCAAAAAACATCCAGAGATGTTTAAAGATTAAATTTAAACAAAATTTAAATCTAATTCTATCTTATTTACAGCTTGTCCTCTGTCAAATCTTTTAATAAAATTTGTTCCTTGTTTTGGCATTTCAGCGTAATAAGACTTGCCGCTTTTTAAGCGAATCTTAATGTGATCTGCTAAAACAGAAACAGTTTTTAATGTACGAATACTATCTTTAAGAGAACGAGCTATTGCGCAGTTTTCTGGATTAGCTAATTCACCTTCTTTAATATTCTTATTTGTTACTGCTATATGTTTATTCATTTTTATTCCTTTTTTATCCTTCCAAATGTTAAATTATTAACTATTCGGATATCTTTGGGTCTATATTCCCATATTTCACCAGTATCTTTAATGATACAAGTAAAAATTTTTTCTGTTTCGGTTCCGTATTCTGTGACTAACCAGATCGAAGCTCTTCCTTTTGGGGTATCTACTTCCATCTGATTAATTGGTTCAAAAATTATCATATACCTTCTATTTTTATACTATTATCTTTTTGACATAACTGTATAAAAAGATTTTTATCAGTACTCCAGTCTTTGCCTGTCCACCATTCCATACCATGAAATTTACACTTGTATAAGCAGCTTGTCTCGTAACCTCCTAATAGATATACATATTTCTTATTTAAAGCTTGTGCTATTAAGCATTCATAATGCTGAGATATAGAACCGAGAGATATATTGTGACAGCTAAAGTCTTGGATGAATTCTAAACTTACAAGAGATTCTTCATAAAGAATAGAAAAAGTATAACCCTTTACTTCATTGTCTTTTTTAAATTCAAAAAAGCAACTAGAGTTATCTATTATTTCTTTTACAGGAATATTTCTGTTAAAGTTGTTTTTATCGCAATAAGTTTTATATATCTCCTCTGCTAACTTATAGTCTTTAAATTCAGAAATCGAATTAAAATTGCATTGTATTTTTTTATGATCTTTTTTTGTGCTTTTACTTGGATAATATTCGTCTAAATTAATTCTTACAGATCTATGATTATACCATTTGTTTTTCCAAGGAATCCATCCTTGATTTAGAGCGGTATCTGGAGTCTCATCCTTATCTAAATCCCCCTCTGGATTAGAATAAATAAAATCTTGATTAGTTATTTTTCCGAATCCATCTATATGATCAAAAGTAATCCGCATCTTTGTGCTCTAAAAATATTTACACATCATTTAATATTCAGTGTAAATATCTATGTAAAGTTTAATGTCTAAAAAACACAAGCAAAAGTCACAAGATAAGTCACCAGTTGTTCCTCAAAGAGATAAAATTGAAGGTTTTTTAGATATCCGTGATCTACAATGGACAGATAATCAAAAGAAATTTATAGAGTTAATACAAAATAAAGAGACAAAAATTGTATTCTGTAAAGGTCCAGCAGGAACCGCTAAAAGCTTATTATCAGTATATTCTGCATTAAAGGCTTTGAACGAGAAGAAAATAGGTGAAATATTCTATATCCGTAACCCTGTGGAAAGTTCTACGCATAATCTTGGATTTTTAAAAGGGGATTTACATAGCAAGTTAGACCCATATTTACAACCTTTAATGGATAAATTACATGAATTATTACCGAAATCTCAAGTGGAAAGATTATTAAAAGAAGAGAGAGTCAAGGGGTTACCAGTAGGATTTTTGCGAGGTCTAAGTATTAACGCTAGTTATATTATATGTGATGAAGCTCAAAATTTAAGTATACATGATTTATTATTAATCACAACCAGAATGGGTAGATTTAGTAAATTAATATTAATTGGAGATATAAGACAATCAGATATTAAAAATAGCGGTTTTGAAAATGTATATGATTTATTTGAAGATAAGAAAAGTAAAGATAAAGGCATACATACGTTTAAATTTGGAACAGAAGATATTATGAGAAACAATGTACTTGCTTATATTATTGAAAAATTTGAAGAATTATCTAACAAAAGCAATACACGCAAATAAAGTTTAAAATTAGAAAAAAATATATTAAAGGTATATAATTTTACATATGCCAAAAATATATTGTAGTAATTGTGGGAATGCTATACAATATAGCGATATTAAACCTAATTTTTGCCAAAAATGTGGCACTAATTTAAATTCTGGAAAGACTCAAATCGCTGCTCAACCTAAAATTGAAATTATTGAAGAAGCAATAAGACCAAAAGTTAACAATTTAAATTGGGACATAGAAATAAATAAGCCAAAAGGTGAAAAAATAAAAGATCTTGCGTCTGGTAAAAAAATTGAAGTTTTCCCAATCCGAGAGCCGGAAGAAATTTTATCTAAAGAAGAATTTTTACAAAAGTTCAAGAAAGAAGCTGGCACGTTAAGAGATAAAAACTATATGCCATCTATATCAAATGACGATGACTTTAATCAAGAGTTCGAGAATGAAGAATAATTATCGTGAAAAAATCTACATTTGAAAGTAAATTTAATGAAATAAATATAGAAATTTATAAAAGAAAACATAAATGGAATTTAACATCGCTTGCTTGGATGGATTTTGATGATGTAGCTCAAATATTAAGGATCCACATTCATAAAAAATGGAACATGTATGATTCTAAACAACCTCTTGCACCTTGGATTAATAGAATTGTCAGTAATCAAATAAAAAATTTAATCAGAAATAATTATGGTAATTATTCTCGTCCATGTTTAAAATGTGCTGCAGCTGAAGACGAAGATAATTGTAGCATTTATGGAAAACAATGCAACAATTGTCCTCTATATGAAAATTGGGAAAAAAATAAAAAGAATGCACATGATACAAAACTGCCCCTTGCTTTAGAGAATCATACAAAAGAAGTTCATGAAATGCAAGATGGTAAAATTAATATTGAAGAAAGCGCAAAAAATATACATCAAAAAATGCAACAAATTCTTAAGCCTACTGAATGGAAAGTATATAAATTATTATATATAGAACATAAAGATGAAGATCAAGTAGCTGCTAGCATGGGTTATAAAACTAATGAAAAAAATCGTGCTCCTGGATATAAACAAGTGCAGAATATTAAAAAGTCGATAATGATTAAAGTTCGTAAGTATATTTATAGCGATGAGATTGATATAATATGAATGAAATAATCCTAACAGACGAATATAAAAAAAAGATTTTAGACGAATGGAATTCTCGGCCTTCTAATCCTCCTTCATTAGCAGAACTTACTAAGCTTATATATGGCGAAGGATTTGATGGTAGAAGTCAACAAGGAAAATTAATTAAGAATTATCTTGCTTCTAGACAGATTGTCCCAAAGAAAAGTCACGAATACGAAGCTAAAGGATTAATTGAACTTACTGATGAGCAAAAAGAATATATAAGTAATAATTGTCCAACTATGACTGCAGTTGAAATGGCAAAAATCATATTTAAAAACAATGAACTTACAAATTTAAATCAAGAAACAAGAAGCGTTGGAGAATACATTAAAACTCTAGATTCAAAAGTCGTATATTCTAATCCAAATGAAATACCAGAAGGAAATTATAAACCACCAACGACTCAAAATAGATGTTTGGCTAGAATTAACAGATATGTGCATGAAGGTATTGATGAAACTAAGCTAACTGGTAAACAAAAAAGAGATATACAATCTTTAATTGGTTATCTTCATACTTATAGATTCCTTCATCAGATTAATACATATCAAGATGAAAGTGAAAGAGAACTCTTTGAAAGCAGTTTTATTAGATATACATTTGATAAAAATGATCTAACTCAAGAAGAAGTTGATCAATATATTGTGCTTGCTACAGAAGTAGTTATATCTTCTAATATTCAAGGGACAATTCAAGCATTACAACTTCAATTAGATTCTGCTGTTGAAGCTGGCGAAAAAATATCAATGTCTCTTGTAGAAGCTATTAGCACAGCAAGAAACGAATACAATCAAAGCGTTGGCAGACAACAAAAATTATTGAGCGATCTTAAAGTTAAAAGAAGCGAAAGACTTAGCAAACAAGTAAAAGAGAATGCATCAATATTAAATCTCGTTGAACTTTGGAAAGAGGAAGAGAGTCGCAAGGAAATGATTAGACTTGCAGAGATGCGTAAAGAATTGCTAACTAAAGAAGTAGAAAGACTTAGTACCATAGATGAAATAAAGGCTAGAATTATGGGCATATCTAAGGATGAAGTCTTGAACGGATGAAATGCAAGTTCAATGCAAAATTTGTAATGAATTATTTCAAGCAGATAAATTTTTACATCTGCATTTAAAAGCTCATAAAATCAGCACTGCTGAATACTATCAAAGATATTATCCAAGATATGATCTCCAAACTGGAGAAATGATTAACTTTAAAAATAAAGATCAATATTTCATAGATGATTTCAATAATAAAAATAATCTAAAAGCTTATATCAAAACCTTGGGCCAAGAAGAGCTAAGGGAATTCTTAAAGATATTATTAGTTAAAAGAAAAGAACGTAAAGATTTAATATATTCACCTACTCAAGTAGAATTAAGATCTTTAATTATGCCTTCAGTAGTTACTTTTAATAAATACAAATTAAACTATTATGATATTTGTGAATCAATTGGACTAAAAAATAAATTTAATAACTATGAAGGAGAAGAAATTAAGTTCGAAGAATCTGAAAGATATCAAATAATGGTAGATACAAGAGAGCAGAATCCTCTTAGATTTAAATATCAACAACAGATTGCTAAATTAGACTTTGGAGATTATACTCTTAATGATCTTGAGAAATGCTGCTTTACGGCAGTAGAAAGAAAAAACTTATCAGATTTTATAGGAACTATAAGCGCGGGCTATGATAGATTTAATAATGAGATAGAACGAGCTAAAAACGCTAATTACTATCTTGTAGTACTAATTGAGGAGTCGTTAAATGATACTCTTTCTTTTAATTATTTACCTTATATATCTAAGAAGATTAAAGCTACTCCAGAGTTTATATTTCACAGAGTAAGAGAGCTAAATCAAAAGTATGATAATATACAATTTGTATTTGCTGACGGCAGAAAAAGAGCTTCTGAATTACTTATTAAGATATTAACTGGTAATTGCTTTCATAAGAAATATGATTTGCAATTATTGGTTGATCTAGGTATAATTTAATATGTGGCATTGTCCAGAAAAATATAATAAAAAAGACCTTGTAGATATTAATAAACAGCTACTTGAAATTCAAGGACCAATGCTGGATAAAGAAGCTAGGATTAGTCTTGCTAAATTTCTCAGAGCCAATCTTGGAATTACAACAGAGTTAATTAGTGGAATTAAACTAGCTCCATATCAAGAAGTAAATTTAAAAGCTTTCTTTAATAGAAATTTCAATATGTGTGTTTGGGGTCGAGGTTGTTCAAAATCATTTATCGCAAGCGTATATTGTTTCTTACAATGCATATTTGAACCTAATTCTAAAATCCTAATTGCTTGTCCAACATTTAGAACAGCAAGAAACATATTCACTAATCTAGAAAAAATTGTTAATAGCAAAGAAGCTCAATTATTGCAACAAGCCTTTGGTGTTAAAAGTAAAAGAAACGATTTATTTGAATGGGAAATTAATGGCGGTAACATTGTCGCTATTCCTCTTAATGGTGAAAAAGTTCGAGGATTTCGCGCTAATGTGCTTGTGCTTGATGAGTTTCTTCTTATACCAGAAGATATTATTAAAAATGTATTGATGCCATTCTTGGTTGCTCCTCAAAATATGAAAGAACGTATTCAGATTAGAGAAATGGAAGATAAATTAATTTCGGAAGGAATAATGAAAGAAGAAGACCGAATGATTTTTCCAAATAAATCAAAAATGATCGCTCTTTCCTCTGCTAGTTATACATTCGAAAACTTATATAAAACATATAAAGAATGGGTTGCGAATATATACTCCGAAGACGCCGTTAAAGATGCAACATATTTTGTGAGTCAAATGGGCTATGAAGCTTTACCAGAAGAGATGGTCGATAAAACTATTATTGAAGAAGCCCAAGCTGGCGGATTAAGTCATAGCGGATTCTTACGAGAATACTGCGCTCAATTTACAGATGGTAGTGATAGTTATTTCTCTGCTAAAAAAATGCATGAGTGTACAATACCCGATGGTGATGCTCCAACATCAAAAATATATGGAGATAAAGACAAAAAATATATATTAGCGATTGATCCAAGTTTCAGCAATAGTCCAAGTTCAGATTATTTTGCTATGAGCATAATTGAATTAGACGAAGAAAAGAAAGATGGAATTCTCGTCCATAGTTATGCTGTTGCTGGTGGAGATCTTAAAGACCATATAATATACTTTCATTATCTTATGACTAACTTCAATGTCGAAATGGTTATTATTGATAACGCTGGATATCAATTTATTGACTCAGCAAATGAAAATGAATTATTCCGTAAATCTGGAATTGAATTAAAATTCTTTGAAGTTAATTCTGATGCCGAAGGAATTGATTATGATAAAACAATTAAAGATGCAAAAAGACAATACAATAAAGAAACAAGAAGAATTTGTTTTA